CACCAGTAATGGTGGTCTCGCCGGCCAATGGCCGGATCCACGATAAATCTCAAGAGGTTTTAACCTTACGGTTCCCCCCCCTTGTTGTCTTGAGCTTTTAGCTCGAGATAACTATCGATGACTATAGATGAGAAGAATTCATCCTTAGCACTTTTGCTATTCATAAAGAACTCCTTATTTGGAATTGTTGGTAAGTACTCTACTTGAGCAACTGCGTCTGGCTCGCCGGACCACAGTTGTTCCAGTAGCTGGGATAGTCTCTCACCTAGGTGATTGACCACCCAAACTAGTGGGTGGAGTGATTCCGAATGAGATAGACCCGTTAACCCCAGTGCCGTTGAATTGTATTGCACTTCGTGTTTCTTGAACAACTCTTCTATGGGGGTTGAACCCCCTAAGAGAGTGTCAAGATCCATTACTTTAGCCATAATTTTCTCACAGCGTTTCTCTTTTACCAAATGGTAAATGGATTCGCTGTCAACTTCGAGGCAGGGTAACCTATCGATTAAATCGACTGGGCCTTGCAGAAGTCTTAGAGTTATTATAGCTGTAAGTAAATCCTTAACCCGAGAATTCGGGTGATGGATCAAAATACGACCACAATTTTCCTTGTCATCCATCATTGATCTCTTATTTACCTCCATGATAAGTTCATCTACATTCCGTAGACTGTTCTTATTGAGGAGATTATAAGAAATCCCTGAGATCTCAACGCCGTCACGAGCATGCCTTTTGGCAAACTCAATCTGACTTCGTTGAGAGTCACCAGTTACAGATTTAGTTAAGTTAATGGGTATTCCCAGAAACTTCATCTGATTCTGATATCTGACTGCAACAGCAGAATTCCATATTACCACATCATCTCCTAGGACTGCATATTCACGGAAGGATCTTATTCCTTCTTTCGAAGCGCAGTACTCGATTATGATATGGTGCCATAATGCGAATGCTCCCCAGGAAGATAGTAAGCCTAAAGGCTGTCCTACCTTCCACCTAACGGGAGATCCGTATTTATGATGGAATTCTCTATTTCCAACCACATTTGACCAGTCTTCTGC